TCCCATCGTATGCGAGCAATCTTTCCTTAGTAGGTTTCTCTGTCCAAAACAGTACCATGGCTTTTGCAACGAAGATTGTCTCCTCTGCCGGTTTCGTCATGTTCTTATTCGATGTCTCCAATGCCTGAACTTCTGCAATCAGATGAGGTCTGTGTAGACCGGTGATTTCATTCAGCATCTTCCACATCAGCTTTCTGTCTGTCTTAAACAGTTCAGCACTGAGTCTGCCAGCTTCTATGATGCGTTTCTTGATGATTGCCCTTGCCAGTTTCTTGGACAACTCATATTTATCCAATCCGGATGGAGTATCATTCACCATGAGGTTACATACAAAGTAATCTGCATCTCTGTTCTTTTTAGCTGCACACAGTATAGACAGAGCCTTTTCAAAACTCTCCTGCGTAGCCATATCCATCAGAGGTAACAGTTCCTTAGTCAATACTCCATAGCAATCTTCGGCAGAAATAACAAGGAGCCGTTTTCTCAAGTAGTTTCCATACTTGGGTAACAGCTCCCACATTGCATAACCTGCTATTTCATAATCTCCCTTACGGATTGCATTCTGCATAACCGATGTCATTTCCCAAAAGTTCTTTCCGGTTCTAGTCAGCATTTCATATCCCATTTATCGTGTCTCCTTTCAATGCACAGTTTTGGTGGGCATGGGTATTTGCCCTTTACTATATCTTGCTTGAAAGTGTTGCTAAAGTCAAGTATTTTTGCTTTTGATAAACGGAAATATTTATACATTACCAATCGGCTACCTTTTCACATTGATGTGAGGTACATTCGTCTTCAGGTTATAGGAGAAGTACTTGCCCCATTTCGCCTTCATCAGGTCGATACAGGCTTCTTGGTCTCCCCTCTTCTTCCCCGAAGCTCCCCCTTCATTCGTATCAGTCAATCCCTTCGAGCAGAAATACTTCGGTTTCAGTATGACTCTGTTCTTGAGGAGTTCCTGCAATACGAGGTCGAGGTCATAATTGTATTCCAGTTCCTTATTGCATTTCGACTTGAATGTCTTGCGGTTCACCCATCGAACTGCTCCGGTGCATCCCTTGAACGAGAACTCACAGTCATAGTTCCATGGACGGATAGTTGCATCCGTTGCTCCGAATCCTATTCCCAAATCCCACATCAACTGTCCTACTCGCTCCAACTCGGCCGTAATTATCTCGGCTTCGTTTATGGTTGTCGTATCGAACATTCGATAGTAGAAATGATGAATGTCATCATCGAGCACCGCAATGACATCTTCCGGTGCATTATCAATGAGCCACTGGTTTACTTCGGTCAAGCCGCATATCTGACTATCTTCTACGGCCTGAACCTTAATATGTTCAAAATCCTTTAAGGCTTCAACATATTCATCGTATTCTGATTCTCTTACGATATACACTCCGTAATCTACCAAGAGATGAGCGGTACAAGTCTTCGCCCTTTTGTAACTAGGAATGTAAATCTGAAATGTCGGTTCACTCATCTAGTCCACCCCCTTGGCAACTCGAACCCACAGTTGAATATATAATCGATTACTGACATATTTTCGGTTGGTGTCCATACCTGAGGATATGATACCGGCTGATAATCCGAATATACCAGTTCGATGTTGTTGTTTCTGTAGTCTTCCTCTACATGGTAATCTTTCGCCCCTGAGCCGGATATATACACATCTGCCCCGAGGAGATTACACATCTCTATGATTCTTGCATCTCTCCGATTCTCCAAGCCTAACTCCGATGAGATGAGGAACTTCCGATTCTCCGTCAGTCCAAACTCCGATGCTATCCTCATAATACATCCGTGATTGAACTCTGCCAGACTACCGGCTGTAAATGCCGTGTCCAACAGTTCCTCAAGGATAGGATAGACCATGTCGAAATACTTGGCTTTCTTGTAGTTCATATACAAGGTTCGCTTCATCTTCGTGATGTCTTTCTCCGTAGCTGCTATCTGCAACTCATTCAGTGCGGCCACATGATAGGTAATCGGCATCTTGAACTTGTATGGTCCATTCGATGTCAGGATCATGTTGTAATCATGTCTGCCTGTCTTCGAGTACAGCACATTATCAGAGAATACGAAGATGTCGCTCTTGAACATCTTGTAGAAATACCCCATGTACGGAAAGAAATCGGGCTGATGCGATGCAAGCACCATCATAACACACCTCTGCGGAACACACACTCAAATGCTTCTGCCAGTTCATATCCCGCCTGAGCACCTCTCAATACCGGTAATGAATGTAGTGCAGCAACCGACCTCGGATGTGGGACCGGTCTTATCACATTCTCGTATACTTTGAGTGCACCTATCTTTGCCCCTACACCTTCCTTTGAAACTTCAACGAATGTGTTTGGCTGAAATCTTTTCTCCGATGGATTCAATGCCCAATCGGTAGATGACTGCACTTCCATGAGGTACAATGCCTCGATAGGCTTCAGTTCCTCTCTGCCCCTTTGGAACAAATGGAATGCTTCCATACATGATGCTGCAGTCCAGTAATGGTCCGTATTTACATCTCCGGGATGCTGAGTGAAAATGTCATCCGGCTGAACCTCACGGATAACCTCTTCAATCTTCTGTACCATCTTTCTATGGTCTGCATTATGGAAGTTACTGTCCAAATATTTGCAGGTGTACCCTTTCTTGACCCCTACCACTTTCCAACTCTCATGCAAGTCTTCTTTGATTTCATTCAAGTTATTCTTGTATCGAGTAGTATCACACGAGTTGAGGACGAGTACATAAGACTCATCTCCTCTTTTGGTGGAATCGTATATGAATGCCCCCGCTCCGAGTATCTCATCGTCCGGATGGGCTACAACAAACAAATGCTTTTTCATTCGGCACCTCCTGTGAATACCTTTTGAATAAGACTGAGGACTTCCTCGACTTCCATTCTCTCACTCAATTCAGAGCGATATGGGATATCGATTTTCTGCAACCTATCATTGTGTCTGTCCACAACGAGGTAGTCTCCAATCTCCATAGCGTATTCGGCTTCTTCTTCCGTCAGGAGAGATTCGTGCATCTTCTCCCCCGGTCTCATGCCAATCTTCACAACAGGATAGTCTTCAGGCAGATTCATGTAACGACACACGGCTTGTGCCAGTGCTCCTGTTGTGCATGAAGCTGATTTTCTTACCAATAACTGTCCATTCTTTCCTAAGGAGAATGCTTCCTCTACCAAATCGGCCGCTTCCTGAACAGTCATAATGAAACGAGTCATATCCGGCTCCGTAATCGTGATAGGCATTCCCTTTTCCACCTGCTCAATGAACAACGGAACTGCACTTCCTCTCGAAGCGATCAGATTGCCAAATCGTGTGATACATATTTCTGTATCTCGTCTGCACTGTTCAAGTTGCATTGCATAGTTGAGTGCCAATTTTTCCATATAGGCTTTTGTCATACCCATTGCTGAGGTAGGATATACAGCCTTATCGGTAGATAGGCATACGACTTTCTTGACTCTGTGGGAAACTGCCGATTTCAGGACATTGTTACTGCCCATGATGTTGGTCTTCACTGCTTCCATGGGGAAACTTTCGCAGGATGGCACCTGCTTCATTGCTGCCGCGTGGAATACATAATCAACATTCTCCATCGCCGGATTTATGGTGTCGATACTTCTGATGTCTCCGAGGAAGAACTTCACATTCTTATGCTCTCGGTACATCTGAGCCATATCGTACTGCTTCTTTTCATCTCTGCTGAATATACGGATTTCACGAGCACCCGCTTCCAAGCATTTATCAAGGAACGCATGACCGAATGTGCCTGTGCCACCGGTAATCAACACGGTTGAATTCTTTAATACTCTCATACTGCTCTCACCGCCTTAACGATATTCTCTACCACATACTCCTGTTCTTTCTCGGTCAAATCTGCGTAGTATGGAATCGTAATCAGTGACTTGAACATATTGTATGCGTTCGGATAATCGCTGATTGAAAATCCGATGTTTTTGTATGCTGTCATCATCGGCAGTGGCTTATAGTGTACATTACACTGCACACCGTTTTCTGCCAGTGTTCCGAATATGAGGTTTCTGCTCTTGGCAGTTCCCCACTTATCATTCAGACGAATCGGATATAAGTGCATCGCACTGGTGTGCTCCGGACCAAAATGTCTGATGAGCGGTGTTGCTTCCTTGATGTGTTGGAACAGTTCATCGTATCTTCTCGTAACCGCTTCTCTGTTCTTAACGATACTGTCGTATCTGAGCAACTGACTCACACCCATTGCCGCATCCACATCAGTCATAATACTGTTGTAGCCAAATAACTGGATGTCATATTCCCAACCATTCGCCTTATTTCTCGATGTCTGGCCGTGATCTGCGAGCAATCTCATGGTCTGTTCAATCAAATCATTGTCGATTCTGTTGAAGTCATTCCATACACAGGCACCACCTTCACCTCCGGTAGTCACCGGTTTTACCACATGGAAACTGAAGCAAGTAAAATCTGCCGCCGCCCCACACGGAACACCATCACGAGATGCTCCAAAGCTGTGTGCTGCATCTGCAATAATTGCAACTCTGCCAATCACACTCTGCAAATCCGTCTTAGGTTCGAATTTCTTCTTCTCCTCTTCGAGGACTGCTCTCAGCCAGTCGTAATCACACATCTTACCGCCGATATCCACCGGGATAACTGCTTTTGTTTTCGGTGTGATTGCTTCAGCCAACTCTTCATAGTCCATTTCGAATGATTCTCCGTCAAGGTCTACGAATACGATTGTGGCACCTACATTGCGGATAACTTCAGCCGTAGCTGAGTAGGTATAAGGAGTGGTAATGACTTCATCTCCCTCTCCCACACCAAGCACTCTTAATGCTAATTCCATAGCGGCCGTACAGCTATCAACTGCAACCGCCCTCTGACAGCCACTCATTTCGGCTATCATCTTTTCAAACTGCTTAACCTGAGGACCGTTTGCGACCCATTTACTTTTGATTGTATTCGCTGCGGAGTCGCATTCAAATCCGGTCAGGCTAGGAGAATAAAATTTTATACTATGCATCGGAACCCTCCTCTTCTACTGAGTCGGATTCTTCCCTTTCAGCCATTTCTTCAGCACTGATAATCTGTGCTTTCATTTGGTCGTACCAGATTGCTCTGCCCTTGATTCTTCTCGACTTGGCAACCTTTACTGTACCGCCTTCGATACCGAGTTTTCTTACCAAATCGTTGTAGTCAAGTTCATTTCTACAAGCAATCAGTACATAGTCATACTGTTCATAGTGAATAGGCTCCATATCCTTGATGCTACGCTCTTCGATAGGTTTCACTGGCTTCTCAAGGTCTAACTTAAAGTCACCCATCAAATCCGCTGTCCAATCACCGAGTTCATCCAAATCCCATTCACCGGCATGACTATTCAACTTAATGTTTACATACTTCTGCTCATTCACCGTATAGCCAACGAGCATCTTACAAGTAACAATAGTGTCAGGATCTTTTTTCTGCAAAATCGTAACTCGCTGATTGCCACCGATTACCTGATTCTTCTCATTGATGACGATAATATCAAAATCGCCATAGGTTTCAAGGGATTTCTCAAGGTCTTCTCGCTTCTGCTTCTTGATTTTGCGTGGATTTCCGAAGTCAAGTTTCAGGTCCCCTACCCTACGCTCGACAATTTCAATACTTTTCGCCATGTTAACCTCCTACTGAAAGTGTTTGTTATCTGAGCCATTTCGCTGTATAATGGATGTACTTCATCGAAACGAGGTATCAACCATGTACAAAGGTAATGAAAAACTAATTCTGCATGGAGAAGAACTGCCATATTCAATGCTTGACTTTTGGCAATGGGCATATTCCAGTATTCTTCTCAACATGAACCGTGGCACATTCGCTGAGTTCATCATCAAGTGTGCTTTGCAATCCCACGGTTTCAATCCGGATGTTCCGGAGAAAACCGGTATGGAACCATTCGATGTTACCGGACCAACCATCCCAAGTCTGAACCGGTACTCACGAATCGAAGTGAAATCTGCCGCTTACATTCAGGTGTGGAGTGACAAACCATCTGACAAGGCAACCTTTGGAATTGCACCGGCCATTCTTCCGAATGAATCAGGCGATTACCAACTGTCCTCTCCGAAACAGAGGAACAATGACTTGTATGTATTCTGCATTTACACCGCCAAGAGCAAGGATTGCAACATCCTCGACTTGCAGTGGTGGGAGTTCTATGTTTACCCTACATACAAAATTGACGAGGACACGGTTCTTTCCAAACAAAAGACCATATCTCTCGCCAAAATTCGTAAACTGGGTATTCAGCCTTGTGGGTTTGACAATCTGTATGATGCCATCCAACAGGCTATCGCTGACATATCAGCTCACCACACTGAAAAGAGCCGTCCGTAATGGGCAGCTCTTTTTCTTATACATCACCATATCCAATTCGTCTGAGGTCATCCTCTGTCGCACCTGCCTGTTCCAAAATGCGGAGCAGTTCATCCACCCCAACCATCTCGGCTACATAGTCAGCAAGTTTCTCAGCAATCATTTCCATGCGTTCTTCGTTCATTTCGCTCTCACTTTCTAACTTTGACATTGTACACTTTAGCACACCTCATACTTGAATGACAATGAAACTTACCGAAAGTTTATGAACATTGCTGAATGATGTGCCAAATGGTTAAAATCATCCTTTTTCAAACGGTTCCTCTCCAAATTCCCTTTCAGTTGCATAGCATCTAATAGGTTCGCCTAGCATTTCTGTGTACCTGTACTCACATTTATTCACATCAGGACAGTGCATACACACAATCGCCATACCATCTTCGTAGCATCCGAACTTCGCAACGATAGGTTCCAGTTCTCGTACTCTATGTTCCAAATACTTAATGTATCTGTCTTCTGGTTCCCGCTGCTTCCTTTGTTTCCATTTTTTCATGCTACCACCTATTCAAACAACTTTTTAACCAATCTTTCGATTTTCTCCACTCTCTTACCAAAGCGATTTATGTACTTCGCCAGTTTCTGTGCTTCCTTATCTTCCTTCAGCATCTCCGTGGACACTTCCATACGGAATGCCTCGACCATATTCTTGTGATAACCTTTCAAATCTCTCACTACCATTTGATTCTGTCTCCTCTCTGACGTTTTCTATTCTTAATCAATGTTACAATTACCCCTACTGCGATAATCAGCACAATAAGTGCAAGGCCAATCCAAAACGGAATGAGAACGGCCCACCAAGACCAGTCAATCAATCCGCATAGTTTCAGGACTATGAATACCACCTGCAATATTGTCAATGTACTGGTTCTGCCGCCACCACTATTATTGTTACTGTAAATACTTCTCATTTTTGTTCCTCCTATATCAAAGCGTTTGCTATCTCTTCCACCCCTTTAATCGCAGATTCAATAGTTTCTCGTATCTTTTCATCTGTTTCTGACAACTGCCAATCGGCAAAGTGCATACAGACTTTGTTTTTCATATCTTCTACTGCATTTCTATATCCGTCAGCTTCGCACTTTTTCCTGCAGGTATAGTTATGACAGTTTTCGTAGCTATGCTCATGTCTCGTTTTCATTACACCTTTGCCCATCTGCCGTAGCTGATTTTTACCTTTCTTTTCATAATCATGGTTCTATTCCCATCCAAGTGTGAAGCGAGCCAACCTTTGTCGATTTTCTCCTGAAGCCTTGCTCTACACAATCTCTCAGTTCCCACACTTCTGCCTTCCGGAACATATTTCTCTTTCTGACTATCCCACACAAATGCCTGGTATTCCACATCTTCCTTAATCATCTTCGTCATCCTCCGTTTCTGTTACCGGATGCCAGTGGTTTTCACAATCACGATTCTCGCATCTGCCATTCCACATGGTTGCTCCGCACTTCGGACATCTCTCTGCTTCATACATACCGCCGCCTAACATTTCAAATCCCTCCTATTCACTTGCCTTAAAGTTGTAGACCGGTTTGATAATTCTTTCAATCTGCACCGTAGGTTCAATGTTCTTTACGATTTCATCCATGGGTTTATACACCATCGGTGCCTCATCAATGGTATCTGCACTTACTGAGGTTGTGTAGATGCCGTCCATGGACTTTGCATACTCTCCCATATCGAGAGTTTCCTTAGCTTTCATTCGTGACATGATACGACCGGCTCCATGCGGTGCCGAACAGTTCCAGTCTTCATTACCTTTGCCTATTCCTATAATACAACCATCTCGCATATTGATAGGAATGAGTACCCTTTCTCCATTTTTGGCCGAGATAGCACCTTTGCGAACCATGTTGCCTTCAATGTAGTTATGGATAGTGACAAATTCATCGATGACATCCCAACCCATGTGCGATACAATCAGTTCGGCAATTTTCATTCGATTGATTGTGGCGAACTTCTGACAGATAACCATATCATCCAAATACTGCTCACGGTACTTTCCGGTCAGATAGCAGAGGTCCTTAGGTATATCAGGAACCTTTGCCTTGAACTGTCGGTGTAATTCCTTGATTGCTCCTTCGATTTCTGCTCTTCTTCCGGCCGCCTTATATTCTGCAATCAGTGCATCTTGCTTTTCGTACAATTCATCCTTGCCACTCATAAGGTCAATAGCAAGTCTTTGATAAAGGTCTGCCACCTGCTTGCCGAGGTTTCGGCTGCCTGAATGGATAATCAGGTACTTATTGCCATCCTCATCCACATCTACTTCGATGAAGTGGTTGCCACCGCCGAGTGTTCCAATAGAGCGTTCCAATCGTTTCGCATCCTTGAGTTCACGATAACAATGCAACTGCTGTAACTCCGGAAACTGTACGATTCTTCCTTCATGTACATTTCTTCCAGAAGGAACATACTGTCTAATGACTGCATCCAGTTCCTCAAAATCAATATCGATATTGCCAAGCATGAGTGTGTGCATACCACATCCGATATCTACACCTACAATGTTCGGGATCACCTTTTCACCCAAATCTGCTGTAAAGCCAATCACGCATCCCGAACCTGCGTGTACATCAGGCATAATACGAACCTTGCAGTCCTTAAATGCTTCCTGTGCCAACAGCGTTTGAATTTGCTCCAATGCTTTCTCCTCAATGTTCTCTGTAAAAATCTTCAGGTCCATGTCAATCCTCCTCTTTGAATATTTCTTTTATTTCTGCCAGTACAACTTCCGGAATTTGCTCAAGCCATTCACTCGCACTGTGCATACTCTCCCTAAAATCACCGATAAAATAATCTCCTTTATCTCCGTGCAGAGTACACTCAACACTGAAGTTAAACATATTCCAAATGAACAAATCAAACTCAATGCTCTGTATCTCATCATCCTCAGGAACATCGTCTTCTCCGATGTCATACACCAAGAAACTTTCGATATCGTCTGCTTCTCTTGAATATTCAAAGTTCACCATTACCGGCTTATCTTCCTTGTTGATGTCGTTGTACATCAGTTTTTCGAATCTCATGCTGCACCTCCTACAACAATGCTTTGATTTCCTTTCTAAGTCGCTCCACTTCCCCTGCCCAATATGCAAGTCCGTGGAAATCAACCAAGCAACTCTCACTTTCAAGCGTTGCTCTTACTGCCTTTTTCGCATACTCCAATTTCTCAATCAATTCTGCCATCTCCTACTCCTTTCAGTTCGTATTTCTTTGCATCAAATTCGGTTTCCAGTACCTTATCCAACTTCCTGAGGATTGTGCCGAGCTTCTTACATAACGGTGTGGACGGAATATAGTTGTATTCGTACACCTCGTTGATTTTCTTTCTCGCATCCTTCAGTTTGTTCGCATCATACAAATCTAACTTATTCGCCATGCTGCATCTCCCCTTTCTCACTGAAATACTTACAGTAACCCCTGATGCAGTTCGTTCTGTAGGTATCATTCACATACTCGGTATTCCTACACAACTGACTTTTTTCAATCAGGCCGGAACATTTCAAGCACCGTTCTCCCGCAGGATAGAGCGGTATTTTCGCCAGTGGTATATTTTTACCTTCAGGCAGTAAACCCTTGTATATGCCCATTTCCTGCAATTTGAGGAGTGTTTGGTAATGCTTTTCCGTTATGGAATGATAATCGATACTGTAGGTCCATACAGATACAGCACCGGTAACCATGCAGAGCCATGGAATCATATCGCAATAGTACTTTCGAGGAACCTTCTTGTTCAGTCCATCTCTGTCTACTCCCAACTGTTCACAAGCCATCTTAATCAATTTTTCCATGTGCGATGGAACCGCATAGTGAACAACTCCGTCCTTATCGATAACTACCTCAAGGTAATTTACATATTTTTCTTTGTGCTTGTTGAAATCGAACTCTGAGTAGACCGAATAGCCTTTCTCGACTCCACCCGTGATACACTGTAGGTACAAGTCCTTAACGGTTTGTTGCTTTCTGCCCATTCTTCTGCCTCCTGCTGTGTCTTACACCATTTGCATTTTCTTTCGAATACCACTCCATTATCAAAGCAGTATGCAATCTGAAACTCCTTCGGGCATCTAGGATCATCGTTTTCCACTATCTCGAAACTGACTCCTTCGATGTATAGGTTAGTTCCGGGGCCATCCTCTCCGGTCATAATCGTTGTCTTACCTTTCCACTCAGGATGCTGCCCATCGTAATTTCTGTATGGCTGAACATTTCCATGATATCTTGCGGTTGCAAATTCATCCTTGCTGACATATCTCATACTTCCATCTCCTAAATACTGATTTCATTCTGTTCATAAATCACGAACTTACAGTTCCATTCCGCAGGAAGTCGTTCGACCACTTCTTCAACCGTCCAATCTGTGTCTGCCAATTCCTCCTTGATTCTGTAGACTTCATTCTGTACCATTTCTACGGTTACATCTTCGTTATCTGTTGTGATAAATCCGTATGTCACATCAAAATCGCTACATTCATGTACTCTTGCTACCATATCTACCTCCAACCAAATTCATCGAGTAACGGACACTCGATTTCATAATGATGAATATTGCCGGATGCCACCAGTTCATCTCCGCACTCACGAGCAAGCTGTTCTGTGCTGAATACCCCCTGAAGCACCGCTTCATAGTTTCCATTCTCACAAAGGTCTACATATCCCATTACCACATGGAGTCCAGTTTGATAAACGACCAACTTCTCATCCGGAACTTCAATCTCTGTCGGGTCTCCGTTTTTCTTTGCTTCTTCCATAACTTCAGTGGTATATTCACCAATACAATTAGGGTCTTCCAAATACACACATTCGTGGTAATGGTCCACCCCTAACTGGCATTTCTGTCCAAGAGGATGCAGCGTATATCCCTTAGGCATCTGCATCAACGCTTCGATAATATCTCCTACAGTTTCCAAATCCTTTTCAATCAACTCTGCGAGTGGTTTCTTCATCACTGGCACCTCCTATTTCATCTCATTTTCGAGCAGCTCTAAATTCTCTCTGATTGCAGACAAATCAATCTCTCCATTATTTCTCCAATTTGTCTGCACTTCTGCGAACTCCTCATCCGGTATTTCTGATTCATCAGCATTCAATCTGTCAAGCTGACGGTCATACCAATCCATTACCACCATTGCGTGTTTGTCAGCCTGTGCTAACAATCTACTGTTCGCTTCAATATGCTCCTGAATGTACTTGGGAATTTTCATTCTATCCACCTCCTAATATTCGTCATCATAACCTCTGCCCCAATATTTCGGGTCACGCAGTTCCTGTCCAAAACCGTTGTATAACTTACCACATTCGCAGTAGGTATCTCCGTACAGATACACCTCTCTACCACAACTACATTTACCGATTCTCTCGGTATAGTTTCTTTCAGTGACTTCAACCTCACTGAATAACTCCGGATTCACGAGGCATTTCTGATAGTTCGCCCATGCCGCATCCGTCATCTGTTCTCGGTCTACTTCTCCCTGCTCGTTACAAGGGAAACCCCATCTAACTTCTCCGGTCTTTCTTTCGTAGAAATTCAGGTCAACTCTTCGGTCGGTCAAGTGCTTTACTGTTACTTCCATCTCATCTCCTCCTACAACTTATGTGCTGCATATATCATTGATTTCGGTGTAGTCTTTTGGAAGTTTGCCACTCTCTTATGAAACTCCTCATCAGTCAGTGGTAACATATAGAAATGTACTTCCTTGATTTCATCCTGCTCATCATACTCCTTGGTAGCATATATCACATGGTCGGCTCCGGTTTCCTTCAAAACCTTTCTCGCTTCCGCTCCGAACTCTTTCAGGGTACTTTCGAGATTTTCAAGTGGCATCTGCCCCACTTCCGGATATATCGTTCCATTGTCCTTGAACCATCTAATCCATCTGCTCATATCCGGCACCTCCTACAAATCTACCTGTACTACCTGAAAACCATACTGTTCTGCGAACTTTTCAGCCTGCCATCTTCTTGCGAATGTCGCCTGTAACTGTCCTCTGTCATTGATAACTTCGAAATAAAAATCCTTATACTGATGCTTCATATCCAATCCTCCTACTATCTTCCGAGATTTGCTGTTTCGAAAAACTTACCATTTTTGAATGTCACTCTAACGAGGAATCCATTCAGGCGATACCAGTTATGCTTCCAAATTTCATTCCCGGATGTGTTGAGGTATTCACCTTCATTTTCACATCTACTTGCTAACACTTTCATCTGAGCTTTTGTCATATCTGCTACCTCCTACTAACTTGTGGTATTTGTTTTCGTAACTTTACTTTACAATACCTACCACCTAAGTCAATAGTTTTGCAGATTTATTTTCATTATTTTTCTTGTAATAAACGATAGCAGATACAATTTACACTTCGGTAATGTAGTATCGACCGGCATTATCTTTCAGGTAATACAGCGTATGGATATCAAACGGTTCAAACTCATAATCAATCATAAAGTCCATCTCTTCCAATCGGTCTGATTCCGACTCGATGATGACATTGACATCTCTTCCGGTCAGCACCTCGATGTCATTCTTCAACAATTCAAGCGACTCGTATCGTCTTCCTACGATTTTATCAATGTTTCCGGTTCTGCTTTCTTCCTTGTCTTCGTTAAGAACATCCATGCAGCACTTCCCATATCGCATCTTGCAGTATTCTTCCATTTTCTGACGGAAGAACTCCTTTGCTGCTAAGGTCAGTTCAAAATCGTGTTCTTCGTTGCTATCATCCTTTTCTACAAAATACTTTGCTTTCACATCTCCGTTTTTCAAGTACCATGTGTAGAAGTTAATCCAACATCCATCATCATCCTTGGTGTTGGTTCCGAAAAGAGCATCCACATCGAACCATAACTCGTATGTAAACCCAAGCCCCGCTATGCCATCAACTTCTTCGCATACAATTTCATCGACACATCTAAAACCTAGTGTTTCAATCGAAATTTCATTTTCTCTTCCCATCGTCTGCCTCCAATCAATAATAGCAAGTAAAATTCCAATGATGCCCGAACTCATAGTAGATGCCGTACTTATCGAAAATCGCATCGAACTTCTTTCTGATTGTCGGGTATTCATCATAGTAGAGCATCTCGCACAAAGGACCTTCAAAACTCATGCTGAGGATATGGTCTTTTGCCACATACTCAAAGTAGTTACGAGGATCATCTTCTCGCTCAATCAAATGCTCACGGTCATTGTAGTAATACTTCTTATTCTCTCTGTCGTATGTGGAATAGCATCTTCCGTTAAAGTAAATCGAAACATCGACCCACATATCATGGTCTAACAGGAACTCTCTGATTTCTTTTGCCAGTTCCTCTATCTGTGCCGGTGTAAGTCTGTTTGTATCTCCCATTTCCATTCCTCCGTCTATTTACAAATCATTTCTCCGAGATTGATGTCCATATTCATCAACTCTTCTTCGGTAGTACCAAGTTCTTCGAGCAACCACTGCTTTGTGGTAGCATCCTTTACCATACCATCTACTGCCAAACCGATTGCATTTTCCATAAGCACCTGCATACGGTTTATCTGCACCGCCACCTCACTTCTGAGGATTTCTGCCGGTGGAACATCCTTGTAATACTGAGGTTCAACTCGTTCTTTCCAAGCATCCTCTTTGTAGAAGCTGGCACATCTAAGCGTATTCTCATGCACATCCGGATATTTCTGTCTGAATGTAGCAATGGCCGCATCGTATGATTCTGCTTCAACTACCATGTATTTGTTCGGGAATGGGTACTGCTCCCAACTTCCAAATGTAAAATAAACTCTTGTCAGCATTTTCAATCCTCCTAATTATGTGTTGCGTTGAAATTCTCAATCGCCCATCTGTTGCCAGTGGCATATACTGCTCGTCTTGTTCTCTCATACGGAGATTCGATGATTTCATCTCTCGACTCCTGCTCTGAACCACATCGGTGGCAGTAACATCTGTCTTTGCCAAGATAATCAATCTCCTTACTTCTGCACTTTCCGCAGACTGTTCTCATTCGCATACCTGCACCTCCTAGATTTTGTAATCTTTTCTCTGCTTACCGCCTTTATCCTTGTATCTTGAAAACGGCTTTATCCATGTCTTCTTACCGTTTTTGCTCGTTCTGAAAAATCCTCTCACCTGAACTTCATGGTCCGGCTTCGTATACGCTCTCTTTTCTCCGAAGCGATGAAGAGAGCCATCCTCGAAATCAGTAACCATATAGGTCTTTTTCGTTAATCTGAGCGGTTGTTTCGGGTTCTTCCTGAGCATCTTCGCTTCATGCTTTGTTCTCCGTACCGTCTTGCTCTCATCAGCTTCGACTATCTCCACATAATGTGCTGCAAACAGCATCAGTGCGTGATACTTCACGGCACTCTTCATATCCGTGTTGTCTCCCTCAATGATTATCTTCATCATCTGCTGATGCTTTCCTTTCAGCTTCGGACCGAACCGATGGTTCGATACTTTCGTAGTGTATGGGTCATAGTCAAACGATACTGCAGCTTCATCGATATTCAACGGATATACTGCCAGTCGAACCATTCCGTTTGCCATGGTTTCGAATCCGATTTCCAATCCTTCCTCTTCCATGACTATCAGCCCGGCTTCGAGCGGAGCCTGAAACTCCTCTTTCTGTAACCATTCCTTGTTGTCGTACCACCACCGGATAATCCGTGTCATCTTATCATTCTTATCAACGATAATTCTGTCCAGTTCTGACTTCTTCATCTGACCGCCTCCTAATAATTCAGTGCGACTACTCTGCCATCATCCAGTTCCAAATAGTTGCTATCTTCCAAAAGGTCTTCTCCAAATTTATCAGTGTCGAAATATTTCTCTGCGATGGCATCTCCATTCTTGATATAACCCAGCGACCATGCCTCCTCATATCCGAGTTCTGCCGAATCTCGGTATACACATCCGACAATACTTCTGTCACGATACTCAAACGTGTACTCACCAAAAATCTTCTCGATGTCATCTCTGTCAAGGCCGTGTTCTTCCATCAGCCATTCGATTTCCTCTTCCTGAACTTCTTCAAAGAGTGCTTCATTATCTTCGGAGTTCAATCTGTCATACACATACTGAATATCCTCACATAACTGCACTCCCTTTTCGTATCGTTCGTCTCCAACCTTGATGCCATATCCCAATCCGTGGATATCTGATGCAAACTGTATCAGTGCCGCATACTCCTCTTCGGTCAGCACTGTCTTGATTTCCTCATACTTCGGCCAGTTGGAGTTGCAATAGCAACTGCCATGGATAATCACACTGCCAAAATAATGGTCGCACTCCCATCTGAGCGGGCCATCATCGATGTAACCACAACAATCTCTGTCATCACTGTCTAAAATCTTAAATAAGAATACTCGTGCCATCTCACGCTACCTCGCTTTCTATCATCTGAATAATGTCCTTGTTCATTATCAGGATGCTGTCGCAATCCCAACCATACAGTGCAAAGTAAAGACCATCTGTAGGTCCATGCTCTTTTTCTTCGGACAGATGCAGTTCGATTGCATCTACTCCCTGTTCCAACATTTTTTCGAAGTCAAGCATATATGAAGACCACATCATCTGCTTTTTTCTCTGCGGCAATTTCTTCAAATCATCCACGCTATAGATGTGAACCACATTCGCTCCCTCTTTCAAAGTAAAACGGAACGAGTTCTCCTCGTTACACTCCCTGAAGTTACTGCTTTCATTCCAATCCTTCCAACCATATCCTGCATCTACCGGACTCGCCCACATACCGCCAAGCGGTTTTACAAACTCATTGCGGATAGGTCGAAACAAATCAGGATCAAATCTTGTGTTGCCATAATGAATGTACTCCATTGCTACTGCTCCTCTCTTTTTCTCTGCTTTTTCATCTGCCCATCTCCGCTTTCTCCGAGTGCCATAATCGTTACATAATTCTCGAAGTTCGGACGGTACTGATTCTTCTTCGTATAACCATACAGTGTGTTCACCGGTATGCCGGTCAGTTCCGAGAATCTTGCGATATTGTAGGTGCCAAGCACCTGACGGACATCCTGCTTCAACTCTTCGGTACTGGTACTTCGATAGGCTTCCAACATCTTCTGCACTGCTACGAAATCCTTTTTCTTGTTACTCATCTATGCTGCCTCCTCTACGAATGCCGGACTGCATAAACGCTTAGGAAGAACGAACACCTCGCCACCGAGTTCCAGTTCGTACTCTTTTCTTCTTACAGACACACATACAGCCAATTCGCCAATGTCCTCGATTTTTACGAAATCACCTTTTTTAATCATTCACAGCACCTCCTGCTATCAAGTCATAATCCCAAACCACCTTAGGCTCCAACTCCTGCGAGTAATCTGCGTATGCCCAAACATCTCTGCCAGCTTCCTCTACGAACTGCTTCTCTTCGAAGTTATGCACTTCAATCAAATCCTTACGAGGAATGGTTCCGGGCATTGCCGGTCTGTGCGGTAAATAGTATCTGTATCTCATCAAAACGACCTCCTTCCACTAGGTTCAAATGTCGGTACTCCCGAATACTTTATTGTCGTTTTTCTCCAACGCTGCACCTGATAACTTTTCACTCTGTGCGGAGTGAAGATTCTGAGATGTCCGTTCTCAATCGGAACATACACATTGTCATATCCGGCTTCCTTACTGCCATCCACATACACGATGTCATTCTCTTTCAGATTTGCTAACAATTCATCCTTGCTCTTCGCATCGTATGCTATCTCTCTAACCTTTTGTTCTAAGTCCATACACCCTCCTATGCAATTTCTAATCCAAATTCATCAAGCATATTGTTTGCAGCAACTTCTGCTTCTTCTATACTGTTGAAATATCCTGCTCTGTCGCTTCCACCATGCTCATTCCTTTTCCAAAGAACAACTCTGCCATCTCCGGTTTCATCTGCCGTAAATGCAACTGCTATACCAACTCCGCTTTTGTTATTCGCTTTATATTTCACTTTCACATTTGAACTCCAAGACTGAAATGGTTTCTTCATTTTCTGAATCATTTCTACTTTCTTTACTTCTCCGTTCATCCTTGTTACCTCCGTCAATCTGTATTAACCATTTGGTTTATTTATCGTACTTTTACTATAGCACACCTACCTCCTAAGTCAAGTATAAATGCGGATATTTGCAAATTATTTTCATTCAAATAAACGATAGTGTTTATATTTTGCATGTCTCCGAGCCGTAGGAAGCTGTGTATGCTTTTTTCCGGACTCCTGTGTGGAAATGTTAGCTTGCGGTTTCTGAAAAGCTCTCCTAAGTCTTTTTGTGCAATAAAAAACAGAACCAGTTGCCTAGTTCTGTTTCCCTTTCAAGATTCTTCAATTATCTTTGCCATACAGAGAAGTGCTCTGCCATGTACTAGCATCAATCTCCTCATGTAGGACTGTTCCTTTTCTTCATATCTGTCATTCCCGCCATATAAGGCGAAGCACACATCCGACCAATCCTCGATATCCAAGTATCGCATCCTGATTACGGCTCGTTCATCAGGTTTCTTAATCCTTTTGATTATATCTTCGAGTTTCTTCCGCTCCTCCTCTTGGGAACGAATCATCTCTTTGATTTTCTCTTCCAATTCCATTTTCCTTGCCACGATACTTGTCATCTTATCATTCGATGGACTTGAACTTCTCGGCATATCGGTGATTTGTGGCGACCCGACTGAGTACATTTTGGATTGAAGCCTGTCTAATCGTTCTATTTCGTTGTCTATTTCTCGGTCCATGTTCCTGAAATCCGTAAGTCTGTCTTTGACTGACTGGACATCATACCTTTTACCTTCATCGTTTTCGATGTCGCCCATTGCTTCTCACCTCATTCCTACTCTGTAATATCATCCATTTCTTTTTGGTATCTCTGCGTTACCTCTTCGGATGTTTCGCCTTCACCGGTGAATGTAAACCCTATTCCGGTTTGCTCCCAAATCATCTTTCTGTATGCTTCTATACTCATCTCGCCATTTTGAAATTCATTGTAATACTCCAAAATGAACTCACTAAACTTTGTCAGCCTCTTACTTTTCCATCCGTACTGCTCATTCATTACCTTGCACGGAATGCCGAGCAACAGTACAAATGCTTGGTCGATAGCATCAGAAGTTATACTGTCTTTTTCATCTGCGAGGATCTTCTGCTGTTCTGCAAACTTCTCATTCATTTCAGCTACAACCTTCTGCCTAATCTCTTCGTACTGTGCCGCTTTCCAATCATCAAGGGATTTTTGGCTGAAAACGAGCTTCTTATTCGCTTTTTCTTCTGCTTTTTTCTTATGAAAATCGCTCATCGTCTGCCACCTCCTCTATCATAATACCACCAATTTTCCGAAATGCCTATCCTTATTCTTCCCACGGAAACTCCGTGTAGATTTCATCTCCCCAAATAGGAATCATGCTATCTTTCATAAATACCGGCTTTCCTGCCTTTTTGATTTCTGCCACTGCATCTGCTATCCATTCCTTCTCAGGAACCACCTTGTCTTTTCGTTTTCCGGTTTCTGCTCCGAATATGAACCAGTCAACCTTGCTGATGATGTCATTATAACCATCCTCAGATTGTCCAAAAGGGGCGAGAATCGGTTCTATGCTTACAAAGGTATTATGGTTAGCCGACCAAAAAACAGGCATATCAGGGCTTGTAGAAGTGCTTCCATACCAAAAGCTATCTCCGGTAGGTAACAGTCCTTTTTCTGCCAGTTCGTAATATCTTGCAGGGTTCTTTGTCAGGAACAAGTACCGATGATTCAACGCTTGCTTACATACATCAAATACCTGAACAATCCATTCATCAGGAACCCATTCTCCGAACAAATCAGCAGTACTGCAGACGAAGATGGTCTTTCCTAACCCCTTCTTCAATGGGTCCTGCAGTCTGTACTTATGCAGTGTCGGTGTAAATCCGTATGGGTATGCGGCAGTTCTTGTGATGCCATCCTTATTCGTAACTTCGAGTTTCTCATCCAACTCCACTATTACTTCATCAGATACTCCGTTTGGAGATAGATTACATCCCTTGAACCGATTTGCAGTTCCTCTTGCATAACAGTATGGACAATCATGCAAGCATCCGCTTACCGGATTCCAAGACGAATCGCACCACTCTATCTTCGTTTTAATCATACGCACTCTCCTTAGTTGAACGGTAATTCCTCATCGATTCCATCCGGGATATTCATAAATCCATCCCCATCTGTTGCTGCACGGCTTCTGCCTCCGTTTGAGGATGTGGAACCGCCATCTCCGGATGCTTTGCTTTCTGCAAATTCGTGTTCCTCTACCACAACATCGGTAGTGTACACTTTTACACCATCCTTGTTGGTGTAACTACCGGTCTGTATACGGCCGGTAACTGCAATCTTCGTGCCTTTTTGGAGATACCTTTCAGCGAACTCACCGGATTTGCCGAATGCCACACAACTGATGAAGTCGGCGGTCTGCTCTTCCCCACTGTTTCTGGACTGTCTGCGGTCAACTGCTAATGTGTATCTCGCAACTGCCATTCCGTTTTCGCCCTGCGTGTATCTTACTTCAGGGTCTCTCGTTAATCTTCCCATCAATATAACTTTATTCATCTGCGTTTCTCCTTATCATTCAGCATTTTTCTTCAATCCATATATCTTGCATAGGTGCTTATCAAGTACGATGCCATCTGTATCGAGGTGGTACTGTCTCAGGAACTTCTGCTTGCCCATATTGTGGACTTCGTTATGATGAAGTCTGCACAGTGGCAGCACTCTCATTCCTTCATGGACGATGTCTTCCCTATCTCTACCCATTCCGACCGCATCCATGTGGTGCAAATCAGAATGAACTCCGCATACACAGCATTTCTTGTTTACCAAACAGCCATATACATAATCTCCTACATCGTCTACGAAATTCAGTAATGGGAACTCGCATGGTATATCCCAATCAAGAATGAATCTGACGAGGAACTTCTGAAACGCACAAACAAGACTCATCGGTGCATTACTGAGCGAGAATATCTTGTCTGCCGTTTCATTCAAGTCCTCGGCCAAGAACTTAATCTTCATATACTCCTTGGTAGGGTCCAAACCCATTCCGGTAAATTCGGATATCTCCTTAATCAAAGCATAGCAGGATTTTCTCTGCTTTTCCGACAGTGGCCGGGAGTCTATCATTTGAATATAGACTTCCCGATACTGTCTTTTGCACAATGTAAAAAGGTCATCGTACTTTGCTTTGATTGTTACCACACCGTACTCATCGACATCTACTATCCTACCTATGACAGTGTCAATCGGTGTTCTCATATCTTACTCCTCAGGTGCATCCGCTTCTGCAATAACTGTATTGTCATCCTCACATTCAACGGCTACGCTCACGGTCTTATCTCCAATGACATATCTCACACACATGAGGTCTTTGCCTACGAAGTTTTCAACCTTTTCCTTAGCCACGAATGCCGGACTATCCTGAGATACTGCCGTAGATAATACGAGGCTGCTATTGCTTTCAAGTCTTACTGCGTAATTGCCCATATTCTCAGTTACGACCACCTTCTCGCCGATGAACTGGCTAAGCCAATCGAATCTGCTCATTTCTTTGGTGTCGATTTCATCGCCGGTGTTATCTTCCTCATCATCTTCCGTGAAAGGTAAAGGCTCTTCGATTTCATCACCTGCAGCTTCTTCATCGCCTTCGGTTGTTGCATCAACAGGATCATCATATTCCAAATCATCCTCCGGCTTATAATCATCAGCTACTCCGATGCCGAGGATTTCTCTGCCTTCGATTGCACTTCCGTCCTCTTCCACACTTCTTACTTCAGCATCAATGATTACCTGACCGTTTCCGTCATATACGGAACCATCAGTATCAAATGACATCTGCCCATTCGTGATAGGTCTGAGGATGTACGAACCACTCTCACTATCAAATACGAGTGCCATTTCTCCGTTCAACTGGCCGGACTTCTTATCCTTTACCTGCATTACGGAACTTACATCGTGCTTAAAGGAAGGTCTTGTCACATCCAAAGCACCGGTTTCAGTGTAGGTAGTGGTCTTGTCGAGTTTGATGCTGAGCTTCAGGGTAACGGTCGCTTCATCAGCACCCTTCATCTCCATGTTACCGATGGTTCTGTTCAGGACGGAATCGAAGTCCTGCTTCAGGCTTGAGAATGTCTCCTCATTCAGTGTCAGTTTCTTGTCATTCTTATACATTGCTTTGTCCTCCTATAATGTATTCGCTCTTATATATTTGTTCCTGCATTCTTCCGAGCAGAAATCATGCCAAAAGCCATTGACTTGGGTTGTTATCCAACCGCAGTCCTTGCGAAGCTGTGCTCTATGTGCTTTCGAGTTCTTCGCTTCTTCTTCGTTCGTAAACGGAAATGAATGGTGTACATTGCAGCAATCACACTGATACACTGTCTCGCCTTCCCAATATCCGTCATAATTAAATTCTCTACTCATTCTTTGCTCCTCCGATGCTATGCTCCGGTCTCCATATCATCACGATTTTCTGTTCTTCATGGTCTACAAAACCGATGCCGCCATCGTAGATTGTTAAATTGAGACGGTTCTCTATGCAGAGCTTCTCAATTCCTTCTTTCAGTTTTACTGCTCTTTCCTGTGCTTCGCTCATTCTTTTACTCCAATCTGTTTTATTGTTATCTCCACTCGTGGAGTGTCTGAATAGAATTTGCGACACATCTGGTCCACAATCTGTGTATCATCCTTATATGCGACTTGGTTCAAGCTATCTGCGATAACCTTTACCACATTGTCCATATCCGGTTTCTTCACAGGACGAATCTGATGTGTTCGCATCTTTTCTTTTACCTTATTCGATTTACTCTTTGGAATGCCGTAGTATGCCACAATCCTCATATCCAACATTGCATCATCCGGGAACTTAAAATTCCCACACTGCAGTTCGTATTCGGTTCTCACGAGATTCTCATACAAAACGGTCTTATCCGGTGTATGAGCCTGACCGAATGCTTTCTGAGTCGTTGGATTGTATCTTGCAACAAATCGAGGTCTTCCTTTTCCCTGCGGTTCTCCGAGGACCACAAACTTTACTTCATCAGCCATTTGTCACCTCGCCGTTCAAGAAATCGCATATCTCGTCACGCTCTTTCTCTAATTCCATGATCTTCGCAGTGAGAATTTCCATTCTGTCTGCACAAGCCTGTCGCACCGGCATCGGAATGGCTAATGCCCTCTCTAACCGTTTGGATTCACATTCGGTTAGATTAGGCTCTTCCATGAGTTCGGCCACCGTTTTGTACTTCGGCATCTCGATACTCTCTTCTGTTTTCGCTTCCGGTTCGCTCTGTGCCACCGGTTTCTTGACTTCACTCTCTTCTTTCACCACAACCGCAACCTTGCTACCCGACTTATTGCCACGCTTTGGTTTTTTATCAGCTTCGTCAAGTTTCACACCATTCTTAATGAGGATAGCCTTGATATCATCCTCACTACAGCCATTCAACTGTGCTAAGATTTTGATGAATGCTTTCTTGTCATCGTTACGATTGTACTTATTGACAATCTCATATTCCGACATCTGCATTTCCTACACCTCCTAATTACTGTCTGCTATCTCTGCATTTCGCATCTCATAATGCACATAATACTCATAGGTCTTCCCATTCTTTTTCCTACGCTTCGTCTGAACTGTGTAGCCATTGCGGAACAATATGTTCGCAACGGTTGCTCTGTCAGCTTCATTTGCAATTTTGAGATACCCATTATCGCCAATTTCTCCGTACATTGCTCCATCCTTTCTAATCATCTAACAGAGCCGCTTTCATCTGTTCAAAGCGTTGCCCTGCAATTCTTTTTCTCCAACTCATACCGGTAAATTCCATCGGATAACATACTTCGAAAATTCTGTCATAAATTCGTTTGTACCGGATGTCATCCTCTTCCATCATGTCCTTTACAGACAGGTTCGTTGTGAGCAACATCGGAAGTCTTGAGCGATATCTGCTATCTATGATGTTGTATACCTTTTCGAGTGCATAATCGGTATTTCGCTCTGCACCCAAGTCATCAAATATTACCAGTTTCGCCGAATCGAGTTTTCTGATAATCTCCGACTCCTTATCATCTCCCTGCTGAATAACTTCAAGCAATTTGACAAACGATGTCATTACCACCGGTATGCCTTTCGCCAGTAACTCATGTGCGATACAGGCTGCCGCAAAACTCTTGCCGGTTCCAACATTGCCCCAAAACAGAAGTCCTTGATTGTTCTCGCACATTTTGCTGAATGTATCACAGTATCTTCTGCACAACTTCAGGTTCTTCTGATTGTGCTCCGTTGTACCGAAATTACTGAATGTGGCATCTCGGAATTTCTCATCCATAAGACTTGCCTTTTTCAGGCTTTCAATCCTACGCATATCCTCTTCCTTTTGACGAGCAGCCTTTTCAGCCTCCTGCTTTTTTCTGTGGCAGTCGCACACACAATGGACGATGCGGTTTATATCACCGAACTCTATCCGTCTTTCTTTCTTTTGATGACAAACTCCGCAAATAAGCAAACCGGATTCATCACGATAATCGCCTTCATTCTCGTGACTCTCCTGCTCTTCATTGCTTGATAATCTGTCAATGTATTCATTTACTCCATTCATACTAATCACCCATAAACTTTCCGAATGGATTGCTCATATCAGGCTGAGCATCATCTTTCTTATCTGCCACGCTCTGTGTCTCCTTTGGCAGATAGTCAACAAACGGAGTATTCGCTGATAAGAATGTCGCTCCATGCTTGATATACTGAGATTCCGTCCTATTTTTCTTGCAAGTTGCCGCATAGTTCTTTGCCGCCAAAAGCAATTCCGCAGGACTCCATCCCTGCTTCAGTCTGGCATTATATGCACTCGCCGCCTTTGCCTTTTCTACTTTTCTCGGGTAGATTTCCCAAAACTCTTCAAAGTCTTTCGTATACGCACTTCTTGTAGCCTTTTTCTTCTCGCCATCATCTTTAGGCTGAGTATCTTTCGGCTGTTCCGGTGCCGCAACATCGACTTTCTTCGGAATATCCACCGGACTGTCTATTGGATTATCCGCAGGACTGTCCATTTCTTTGTTGGCATTTCTCTTTTTCCTCTGCCTTTCGGCATCGTTTTTCAAGCGTTCTTGGTACTTATACCATTCTTTCTGCCAACTCTCCCAATCATGGATATACAGACTTTCTTCAACCTTATCTATAAATCCTGCTTCTATCAGTGCCGGTACTAACTTATCAGGAGCGAGGCGGCATCCCGCCCCAACTCCATATAAATGTCTTGCGATATCATCTTCATCCGCACAAAGGATAAGACCCTGTCGGTCCGCATTTTGCAATCCCCAAAACCAAAAGAAGTTGAGTATTCCTAATGCTTCGAATTTCGAGCAGCCAAGCGACTTATGCAGTTTTCTGAGCTTCGGGCCGTCTACCGTCTCGTGAACACTTATCCATGCCATAAGCCGACCACCTTTCTACATCTTATTCTTCATTGCCTTCTGCATCGCTTTCGCTTCCGGATTCTCCATCCTCTTTGGCTTCGTCTACTACCTCAGCATCTAATGTCTCTGCGTTTGCGTATTCCTCAACGAGCTGCATCGCTTTATTCCATTCGCCTACTGTCATGTCGGTAGATGATTTCAGCCCAAGGTCTCCGAGGATCTTCTTGAAAATCGAGTTCTTCGCTTCCTTGCCTTGGAAGTTCTCCGAAATCTTATCCATGAATTCCTGTCTCTGCTCCTGCGTAATCTTCTGAGTATCGAGAGTTTCAACTACTGTTCCATCATCCGTAACCTCACGATAGGTAGCCGGAATTGCTCCTGATGCAATCATTTCATCTTCTGAGTACATTCCTTCGTAATCCTTAGGGAATGCTTCTCTCGCACACTGAGATACTGCTACCTTGTTAATCATGGTGGCCGGTTTGCTCTTCCAGTTCGCCATACCCTTGTTGTACTCGGAGAGAGCTACTTCCTTATACGCTTCCTGCTCCTTGCCATTTCTGACATAGTAAATACGGCACCAACCGCCAATCAGAGTTTCATTCGGGTACAGGCAACATCCCTCTTTCTGAAGAATTTCGTTACCACGCTGAACCACAATACCATCTTTCTTGCAAATGTAATTCGGATGTTCAAACATCCTCTTCATGTATGCGGTCTTACCAACTACATTCTGTGCGGGGTCATCCTTACTATACTTGATGAGGTACACCTCGCCGCCGGTCAACGGATTCAACTTCTGCATCTTACAGAGGTTCATAAAGAACACGATTTCTTGGTCTGATACCAAATCTGCTCTACCTCTTACCAAGTAACTCTTTACGAACGGTAAATCCAGTTCTACATGAGTACCAAGTACATCGTAACTTACCTGCAGTGCATTCTGTTCTGCTTTGCTTAATGCGTTTCCTGCCATGTTTCAATCCTCCTAAATTTTTGTTATCATGCTCTTACGCTGATATTGTATGTCTCCTCATAAGTCACACCCGGAATCTTAACCTTTCCCTTGGTGCTCTTAATCAGGTTCATAATCGCCTTTTCATCTACCGGACGAATAACAATACCGGCCACATCAACCGGAACCTTGTCTTCATCAATCTTGGTAATCTTCCAATCCAATTTCTTAGAAACACCCTGCACCTTGGTTTCCTGAACCTGAACTGTTGCTGATGCTGCCACCTGCTCCATTACCTCAGCTTCTGCCATGGCATATTCCAGAGCATCTGCATCTCCATTCTTTTCAGCCGCTTCAGCTTCAGCCAACTTCTTCTGTAATTCAGCTTCTGCCTGTCTACGGAGTGCTTCCTCTTCTTCTCTGCGTTTCTTTTCAACTTCCATCAGATAACCTGACATCTTCTTCTTCAGAATTCCTTCTGCATTCTTGAGCGGGTCGATCATATCCTTTTTGTGGTCCGTAACCGACTTATACGCTGCATAGGTGGATGCTCTCATCGGCTCCCAATACTCTTCCACCTTTTTCTGAGCCGCCTTTACCTGCTTTGTGAGTTCCCCTGCGTACTGATAGTCGGCTTCGGTTTTGATTTCAACCTCACTCGCCTGTTTCTCTACAACACTCACTTCTTTTTCGAGTTTCTTCTCCTCTACTGTGCCAAGGACAAGACCATTCTTTGTTTCGCCATTCATACTGACACTACCTCCTGTTTTGAATTTTTTATATCTGTTACGACTGGATATAGTCGTGAACATTCTTTAATGAACCAAATACTCTCCATCTGTTTGCATCATTTGCCGGGAACTGCGGGTCATCCCATGTTCCATCTTTCTTCAGATGAAGAATTCGTTTCTTTGCTATTTTGAGTCCATGGCTTGCGAACCCTTGCGAATACGCTTCCAACTGAACTCCACAATTCTTTTCAACCAATCTGTAGGTTGTCTTAAAGTCAATCAGATTGAGTTCATCATCGATGATTGCCAACAAGTCAACAGTTCCTGCATATCTAAGCAGTTTATGGTACACTCGTAATTCCGAGCCTACCAAAATCGGCTTTCTCAGTTCCCACCATTCCTTGAAACCTTCCATGTACCCCATGTACTCAGGATTCAGGTCTTCGATGCCGAACTTCAGCCAGTTTTCGATTGCATTATGTACTGCTGTTCCCTTATTTGCTGCTTCATCAAGTGTCTTACGGTCAATCATTCCGTATTCTGCCGTACTTAACGGCTCCATAATCTGAGACACGCTTGGAATAACCATTCCATTTAATCTGTAGATGTGCGGTCCTTCATCAAATGTCAGTTCCGACATCTCCAGCAATTTAATATCCGGATGCGTAACGGTATTCTTCATAATCAGGCTCCTCTTCCTCTGCTGTTTCTACTTCATATCCAACCAGTTTCATCAATTCTTCCATGGACTTCTCTTCGAGACATTCCTTATGGTAATAGTCTCCATCGATTTCCACATACTCATCTCCGGGCATGATGCCTTCTTTACAATCTTTGCAGGTATAAACTGCTTTTGGCTCCGGTGCATTCGGACATCTACTCGCACACGGTGACTGTCTGCAAATTTCGCACATAATTCATTCCTCCTACGATATTGATTGCGGTTCTCCTTGCGTAATCTTCCAACTCACTTTCAAACAGGACAGGCAGGTAATCATCTCCTTTTCCGTTGAGTTCGAGTTTTCTTTCTGTGTACTCAAGCACGGATTTTATTTCATCCGAACTAAAAACATATCCGATTCGCCTCGCAGTCTGAATTGCGATATCCACCAATCTTTCTACTAATGGGTCACTCATTTACTATCGCCTCCCACTTTTCGCTGTATTCCAGTACCGATGTGCTATATCCGTTGCTGTACTGACCTTTGCTGAAGTAATTCCGGTACGCTCCGTTCTCTCCGCAGTTGTAACACATCAGTGCCATATTCCAATCCTGATATTCCTCATACAACATCCCTAAGATGTACAAACCGCATTCGATATTCTGTTCCGGTTCGAGAATGTCCGTAACACCGAGGGCTTCTTTCATCCACTCGATGTTACCTTCGTTAATCTGACATAATCCGTAGTCATTTGTTTTACTGACAACGCTCGTTCTAAACGAACTTTCCTGCTCCATCAAGCCAAGTGCTATCGAAACCGGTACGGAATACTTGTCACATAACCGAACAAGAACTTCTTGCAATTCTCTGTCCAACGGAACCTCGACCCAATAAGTCGTTTGCTGAGGTTCTGTCACTGCTTCTGTTACTTCAGGTACTTTCGTTACTTCTCCGGCCATCATTGTGATTGCCGAATAATGAACTGTTACCGAAACCTGCGTTTCCGCTTCCGGTTCGACAACTACTGTTTCAATTTCCATTTCTGCATCTTCCGAAAATCCATCTACAATGATCATCTCCGTAAATGCAAATGTTGCTGCTACCAAAACAATGGATGCAACTCTGATAACCTTTGCCTTTCTAAGCTCCCGCTTTTGCTTCTTGGTCATATCTTCTACTTCCTTTCGTGCTGATTTCAGAGCAAAAAATCGAGATGTCTAAGGCACCTAATTTGGCAATCGCTCTATTGAGTTCTTCCATACTGCTGATGCCATAATCATTTTTCAATATGGCTACCATGCGTTCCTTTCTATCCATTCCTTTACTCCTTTGTAACTTTTCTGCAGATGGTCCGAAGTTCACTGGCCGTCTTAACCAAAGTATCAAGATACTCCATTATCAGTTCCAGTTCCGGTTTATCCTCTGCGGTTATTACTCCATCTTCAGCGATATCTAACAGCTTCTCTCTTACTTCAAGCAGTTTATCTACCTTCAGCAACTTCATTAGTTTTACTGTCACTCTGTCGATGGTTAGCAATTCATCTGAAATAGGCTGATTCTTTCCAATCAGACATTCATGCAAACAGTAGTGATTTAACAACTGTGGTGCATTATACAGTTCAGACAGAAGTACTGCTTTTTCTACAGGCATACATTTTTCAAGTCCTAACTCTGTATTCTTAATTGCATCTTCTGACATATTCACTGCTTCCGCAGCACCACTTCTACTCAGGAGTCTTTCGTCCACCTTTGCTGCCTCCATTCGGGCTTTATACCATACATTGTCAGATGCTTTTGTAGCTCCACGTGCCATTTATAATCACTCCTCTCGGTCTTATAATTTCCATATAAGCAATCAATGTTACCGAATTGACATCCGAGAAATTGACAGATACAAAATCCTAATTAACCAACTGGCAACTTGCCATCAAAAAAATATTCGTTCACTTCCTGTGGCGAAAATTCCAATGCTTTGGCAACTACCACCTTTTCCTCATCGGAGAACTTGACAATGCCCCTTTCCTTCTTGCGGTAGGAGTCGTCTGATATTCCGAGTAGGTCGGCCATGTAAGATGTCTTGTATCCAAGCCTTGTGCGGGCTCCTTTGATTTCAAGTGGCTTCATAAAGTTCACCTCCGTTTCTTTGTGTGATTGATTACCTTTACGGTAATTATACATTACCATTCGGAAAAGTCAATAAGATTTTTATTATTTTCAGAAAAATATTCTTGAGTAACGGATGACTTTTTGGTATAGTGATACTAGGATTGCCAAATCGGAAAGGACGGTTTAACAAATGGACTACACAATTTTCAGAGAAAACCTACGAAGCCTCGTACAGAACAGGGGCAAGCTGATGAAGGATGTAGCAACCGATATCAATATATCGCCTACTTCTCTTTCACGATACCTTACCGGCCAGAGAGACCCTGACCTCAAATATGTCGTTCGAATTGCAGAATACTTCGGTGTTACTGTGGACTGGCTCCTCGGAGTAAATCAGCACAAATTCGATGCACTTCCACCTGATATTCAGGAACTTGCGGAACTGTACTCTCTCGCTTCTCCGGATGATAGAAAAGTTGTCAAACTTATCTTGGAGAAATATTCAACTGCATTAACTAACAAGGAGGCCTAACAATGATGGACGCAATCCCAAGAAAAGACTTCATCTCAACTTTCGCCGATTTATCCGGACATGATGCTGATGAAGTCGTAGAACTTACCGCACGGTTGGATGCCGTATCAGGCATAACCTCAAGAGCGGCCAATAACGAACTTTATTTCTGTTTCGTGGCAGACAACATCGCACACTCATTCCTCACATTCACCATAGCAAATGAGCGTGCTGCCATTTACATCGAGCCAAACGGCACCAAGGAATTTATGAAAAATCATGGTCTGTTTCCTTTTGAGTCGGAACAATTCCTAGATGATTTCAAGCACTACTTATCATCTACCCATGCTCAGTTGTCCTACCCATACGGCAATCGCTTTTATGCTGATGTCGATGAGGTCATCTATAACATGGATTCGTTTATCGATATTGTTCAGAAATTCATGGACACGATTTACTACCATGACTAAAAAGCAGGGTTTCATGCCCTGCTTTATTATTTATATCTAATACGGTTAGGTATGGTTTGGTTAGGTATGGTTACACATGGACTGTCACGGTGTGATTTCACGGACTGTCCATAGGAAAATCCACAGACATTCTAAAGGACGGTGTTTTTATGACTTCGATTCAAAACAGACTTTCAAGCAAGAAAGTCGCAATATATATCAGAGTATCTACCCACTGGCAGGTAGACAAAGACTCTCTGCAGGTACAGAGACGAGAACTAGGAGCCTATGCTGAGATGATTCTTGGCATCTCCGACTATGTCGTATTCGAAGACCCCGGCTATTCAGCCAAGAATACTGACAGGCCAGCTTATCAGACAATGATGGAACGATTACGGACCGGCGAGTTTTCACATCTGCTTGTATGGAAGATAGACCGAATAAGCAGAAACCTACTCGATTTCGCCACCATGTATGCCGAACTAAAGGAACTCGGCATTACATTCATCTCCAAGAACGAGCAATTCGACACAAGCAGTGCAATCGGCGAGGCAATGCTCAAGATCATCCTCGTTTTTGCGGAACTAGAGCGACAAATGACAGCCGAAAGAGTTACCGCTGTCATGCTATCAAGAGCAACCAACGGTCAGTGGAACGGTGGCCGTGTTCCCTACGGTTACGATTATGACAAAACCACCTGCGAATTTTCTTTCAATCAGGTGGAACACGCTGTTTACAATCGTATCTTGGATTTGTATGAGGAACATCAATCGCTGCTCTTCGTCTGCCGCACCCTTACAGATGCAGGTATCAAAACGAGAGTCGGCAAAGAATGGACTCCTACTGCAATTCATAAAATCCTTACAAATCCTTTCTACAAGGGCGAATACCGGTACAATGTACGAACTGGTCCGGGTGGTTCCAAGAAAAATGACGAATCAGAATGGATTGTGTTCGAAGACCATCATCCAAGAATGATTGATGACATCCGCTTCGACCGCATCCAGTTAATGCTCAAGCGGAATAAGCGAGGTGGAGTAAAGAACGGCGACACTTACAAGCGAAAGCATATTCATGTGTTCGGTGGCATACTTCGGTGTGCTATGTGCGGTTCCAACATGAATGCCACCCTAGACAAGCGAAGGGCAGACGGATGGCGACCATCCTTGTATGCGTGTTCTTCTCGCCGAAAAAGTGCTACTGCTTGCACCAATAAATACATCAATGACGGCACGGTCGGACCATTCGTATTCAACTTCCTTGCGAATATGCTTCGTGCCAAGGCAGACTGCAATATCTACAAGAATACTGCCGAACTTCAGAAACAGCTTTTGGCCGGAACTCCATTCGCCTTAGTCAGTTCCATTGACTCGGCTGACCTGAACAATATTCTTGAACTCCTCAGGAGTGGCATCAGTGGCTTAGAATACAAACCGACTGCTGTATTCACAAAACCGGAATCTACATTCAACGAGCAGGAACTACTGGAAGAACGAAAACGGAAGGACGAGATTGCCTTGAACAGACTTCGCACATTGTTCCTCTTCGATGAGACAGGCATACCGGAAAAGGAATACATCGTAGAACGGCAGAAACTTATGGATGACATTGAATCCATCGACAAACGGCTGTCTGAACTGACAGTGAAGGAAGTCACACTCGAATCCGATGACAACTTCCTTGAAAAGGCAAGCTACTTCCTTATGGTGGAGCAGCTTCTAAGCGACAAAGAATTCGATTATGAGAAATTCGTCCGCTCTACCGATTTGGAGATACCTCGTGCTTTCATCAGCAGGGTAATCGACCATGTCGAGATTTCCAATTCAAAGATCATGTCAATTACATTCACGAATGGCATTACCAGTCGGTTCACATACAGATAAAACAAAAATGTCCGGGAGCATCTAATCACTCTCGGACATTTCTTATTTTCATATTCATTTTTGCCATTCCGGTAATTACAGTTTCATCAACATCGGCACTCGCAGTGAAAAATCAAATTCTTTCAAATTGCCATTCTGTCAATCGTAATTATCCACAAGGTTATCCACAATATGTGGAAAATCAGGCTTTTTCGCCCTTTTCATCACTTTTTTCAATCCCGCTTGTAATGAACATCGCATCACCGAAGTTT